AGGTTGTTGGCCTTTCTAAGATTGCACGCCTTGTTGAAGCAGTCGGAACCTCACGCCCGGGCATGCAGGAGATCTTCTGCGAGGAGATCACCGATACTCTGCACAATTACACGGATGCTAATGGGACTATCGTCGTGATAGATAGCCTCCATACTTGCATGGCTTGCAGAGGTGTATCAACACCCGACACACGTACGGCAAGTAGCTGTGTCAGGGGACTCTTCAGGGATGTCCCCACAGCACGTCAGGAGTTTTTCCAGATCGCGGGTATCAAAGGATAACAATCTGCTATGACTGAGCCCAAGAGGACTTTCTCAGGGAGGCTGATCTCTGAGATGCGTAAGCAGCCCGCATTCAATGTAGCTGGCGGCCTACGCCACGTAGCTGACTTACTAGAGGCAGGTGTCGTCAATCTTGAAGGACATCAAGTCATTCAGGATCATTCTGACCTAGTTGTAGTGGTCAGAGCTAAGCTAGTCTCTGCTGAACATCTGGAGATGATGAACAGAGCTGATGAACACCCTACAGTAGCAACCACCGCATCAACAGCCGCAACTTCAACAACAGAGGCAACATCAACATCAACAACTACTGTAGTGCCTATCCCTATAGGGACCTTGATGGAACTACTCAATAGGCTGCCTATGAATGACGCATTCGAAGCAATGACGTTCGTCCCAGGTGATAAGAGAACTATAGATCTTGTCCAGGGCGCCCTAAAAGGGCGTTCACACGTGATGAGCGCAGAAGAGGCTTTGGATGTACTAACCAGACAGAAGGATCGCGATCTTGCTAGCACCAAAACCTAACGTAGTTCGCTACGCACCTGTATGCCCTCCACATGTCTTGCAGGCGCTGCATGAATATGGGCGGGGCATTATAGGCACCTACCATCTTCTGCTGGCTCACGATGTCGCAGAGAGTCCCAATCTGTACAGGCATGCTCTGCCTAAGGATTCGTTCGTCATTATGGACAACTCCATCATTGAGCTGGGGTATCCTGTGAGTCCCGATGTAATGCACCAGGCTCTCAATGTGGTGCATTCGGATGTCATCGTGCTGCCCGATGTCATCAGGGACAAACAGCAGACGATCGAGCTAGCCTGCGAATATGCTAACACCTATGAGGCCTATCTTGTGCAAGGCCAGAAGTTCATGGCAGTGCCGCAAGGTAGAACACTCGAGGAGCTGCAAGAGTGCGCCTGGGAACTAAACCAACTTCCAGGCGTAGCGTTCTGGGGTGTAGGTCGCTTTGTGACCCAGATGCTAGGCACCCGCAAGGACTTCCTCAACTGGCTTTACATCACGATGCGGAAGGATGAAACAGTCCACGAGCGCTTCATCCATCTGCTCGGCTTCAGCGACAACCTGTACGATGATATCGAGTGCTGCAAGAAGCTGGGCGTAATGGGCATCGATAGTGCTGCACCTGTGAGAGAAGGTCAACTTGGGAAGCTTATGTCTAGGCACCCGAGAGAAGCACACAGTCCAAGGGGTAAGACCTGGTGGGAAGACGTAAGCAACGAGATCAAGGCAGAGACTATTGCCAACCTTTCACTGATACGCCATTGGATCAACGAGTAGTATCATGAGCATTGGATACTACCTGGTAGTTATCTTGAGTATTGCAGGACAACCAGCGCAAGTCCATACGCTCAGCTTCCTGAACTTACGTGCCTGCATGAATGGTGCTGATGAATTTCACGACCTTAGCCGAGGAATGTCAGCGCAGACTATGTGCCTACCAACCTACATAGAGGAGCAGTCTAAACATGAGTAGCACTGAATGCAAACCCATTGTTGCAGCAGACAACAAGGTTGTGGATGGACTGAACGCACAAGTTCAGAACATGTATACAGCTATGCGTGACATGGAGCAGACTATGGGATCACTGATCAACAAGCTTCATAGTATGGGTGCGATGACAGCTAGTGAGATGCTCCGCCATGACGCGCGCATGCAGAACATAGCTACTTCCCTCTCTCTGGCAGCATCCTTCAAAGACTGATGACAAACCTGTTAGCAGGACCGAAGCCTAATCACCCCTCTGTCGTAGGGCATTGCCCTGAGTGTCCTTACGGCGGAGGGAAATGTGGTTCCAGAGGGAATCCAACGGCGCCAATCATCTTTATTGGTGAGGCACCTGGACATCAAGAGTTGGTCAGTAAGTGGGCTCTAACAGGGCCCTCTGGTGACCTATTCTGGCGATCTCTACCGAAGGAGATGCGTGACTGGGGTATCAGCCCAGAGGATGACATACTCATTCTTAATGCCCTTCAGTGCAGACCGCCAGCAAGCAAAGATACTACCAAGAATATGGCAGCCGTTGCTAGGGGAGCTATGATATGTCAGCAGAGACTGATGGCTCAGGTTACAGCCTTCCCGCGGAAGGTAATCGTAACTATGGGCAATCATGCGACACGTGTGGTCTGCAACGACTTCAACCTGAAGATAACCCAAGTACGTGGTATGCTCAGGCCTTCGCCCTATGCAAGCATTGGGGTACTACCTACAGTGCATCCAGCTGCGCTATTGCGAGGCACGGGTAACTATCGACAGTTCAGGAATGACCTAGCGTATGCAATAGATCTGCTAAGAGGTGTACCTCCTAAGCAACCTATAATCCCCACATGGCATATTGCAGAGACAGAGGAAGACGTCCATGAGATCCATCAACTCCTTAAGGATAAGCCCTACATAGCGGCTGATACGGAGACTGGAGGCTTCAATGCCTTAACTGATGAGATCCTGGCAATAGGACTTTGTGCAGATGCAACAGATGTCTACATCATCCCAGGTGAACTTGCACACTTCTCAGCTCCACTATTCAGAGAAGCTACACCCAGATTCATATGGCACAATGGCAAGTTTGACATGCGCTTTATGCGGCGGTATGTTGAACCCCTCACAAGAGTGGATGAAGACACCATGCTCTTGTCGTATACCCTGGATGAGATGTGCGGCATCCATGACTTGGAACAGGTGGCAAGCGACTTGGTGGGAGCTCCTGATTACAAGCACATGCTTAAGCCCTACCTCAAAGGAAGGAAGACCTCTTATCGAGTTATTCCTAGGCCAGTACTTTATCACTACCTTGCCCTTGATACATCTAACACCCGGCAGATATTTGATCCGCTTCGTCAATCCGTCCGAGGTGACAGTCGACTGGAAACCCTATACACAAGAGTCCTCCTCACAGCAAGTGAATACCTATACAGGATCGAGCGCCGTGGTATCCTTGTCTGCCCTAACAGAGTCGCCAGACAGGAAAAGCTCCTTGGTGAGAGAATCGCAGATGCTGACCGACGCCTGCAGGAGGTTGTTAGACGAAATGGCGGAACTGATATTAACCCGGGTTCGTCAAAGCAGCTTGCCCACCTACTCTTCGACGTCCTGTGCATGCAACCCCCTCGTAAGGGAAATCGAAGTACAGCTAAGGCGGTTCTGGAAGCACTACCGCCACACCCAGTCTTAGAGGCCCTCAAGGATTTCCGCAAAGCACAGAAGGCGAAGAGTACCTATGTTGACTCCCTCAAGAAAAACATCACAGTTGACGGTAGAGTTCATAGTACCTATCTCATTCACGGAACCAGGACAGGCCGCCTCAGTTCTCGCGGTCCGAATATGCAAAACATCCCTCGAGATGTTGCGCTGCGTGGAATGTATCATGCCGCCCCTGGGTACGTGTTTATCAAGGTGGATCTTAACCAAGCGGAACTACGATCGCTCGCTTGTACCAGCCTTGATGAATATCTCCTCGAGGTATATCGTTCCAACACCCGCTCACTCCATTCTGAGACAGCTGAGGAGTTTTATCCCGGTTGGAAGGCTAGGGGCGGCAAGAAAAGCCATCAAGGTGGTGAAGAACTTATACGTGCGAAAGCCGTTAACTTCGGGGTCGTGTATGGGCGTACGGCTGAGAGTCTCTCAGAGGAGTACAAGATCCCAGTCGATGAAGCCCAACGGTGGATCGATCGATGGTTTAGACGTAGTCCCAAGGCTAAGGCATTTATCGACAGATGTCGCGCGGCGCCGATTACGGGCACTACACTCGTTACACCTTTTGGCCGCAAAAAACGACATATGATCGTCACTAGGGAAAACCTGAAGGCTCTGCAGAATGAGGCAAGCAATTTCCCACATCAGTCCATAGCTAGTGAGATCTGTGGACTGGGAGCAGCTAAGGCGGCAGAGATCCTAGAGTTCTGGGGTATCTACCCTGTCAATGCTGTCCACGATGAGAGTATGTTCGAGTGTCCTGATATCCCAGAAGTGATTGCTTGGGCGAAATGGGTAATCGAACAATGTATGGAGTCCATAGCACCTGAATGGAATTTGAGAGCCGTTCCATTCAAAGCTGAGGGTGATGTTGGTAAGCGTTGGGGTATCTACCGTAAGGAAACCTATGACTATGTCTCAACCACAAATGACCCTGATACAAGATTCAGGCCACCCCAAGGAGTGGTTGATCAACTCAACGCTTTCAACAGGAACCTTGGACTTTTGGCGCCTGAGCCTACGTTGCAACCACAGATCTTCCCTAGTGACAGTGGAGCAAGCGACGAGGGAGATCAGGAGGATCCAGAGGCAGACTGGGATCCCTCCGACGGCCTCACTCCGTTCGGCTTTGTACCAGTTGCAGATGCGTATAGTGAATAACTGAATAACTGAACAGGAGAGTACAATGGATAACGGT